TGTTAGCCTGAAACCACTCAAGAGCCTCTAGCGATACATCGTCATAACGCTTCTCTTGAAAAGCAACAAGGTCGTCTAAGGTCATATCATCTAGAGAAGTTATCATTATTGCCCAGCCCTTTTCTTATCAATCGCTGCTTGTATTGGATCTACTGCTGAGGCGTTAGGGTTATTACCGTCTTTATAGCCGTGAGCCTGAATGAATTCAGAGTACCTGATTCCAGACGTTAAGCTACGAGCCTTGCTGTAAAGGGCATTCTTCATCTTGGTTTGAGCGTCAATCTTAGCGTCAATCCACTTGATTAGCTCTGGGCCTTGTAAGTCCCTTGGAAAACCAGTCTCCATTGCTAGCTTCAATTCTTGCTCACTCAAGGCGCCAAATGTCGCTGAGTTGATAACTGCGATACCTAGGCGGTTGGCTACAGCCCTGAATTCAGAGGTAGCTGCGTCAAATGATGGTAACCACTTCTGCATAATACCAGTGCTAGCACCGCCATTTACAACTGCATCCTTAGCACTTTGAAGGTCGCGGATAGTAGATTGCATAGCCTCCATCTGACCAAATGCCTGCTGACCAACTTCTTGGGCTTTCTGAATGTCCTGAAGTTTGATGTTTGCATCATTCTCCATAGTTATCTGGCCTTGAGGAGTCTGTGCAATAGCGCCCTCAACATTAATTCTTTCAGACTTGCCTGAGTTTGGATCAGACTTAACGATGTACTGCTGGCCTGTCTCTGGGTCTGTTTGAATGCCACTAAACTTAGGCATAAATCCAACGCCCATCTTGGCTTTCAAGAAGTCAGTGGTAATAGACTTAGCTAGGTCTGGGTTAGTTCTAGCTACTGCCAAAACTTCCTCAGATACACCTGCAGCCTTTAAAGCCGTGAAGGTAGCATTGGCCTGTGAAGCTGCTAGATCAGTCTTAGCCTTTAACTTCTTTTCATCACCTAACGCAGTTAAGCGGTTCTGGAAGCCTCGCTGAATATTGCTGGCATTGGGGTTTCCACTCATACCTGCAAAGCCTGACGCTAGCTTTAGGCGGTTTTCTTCATCGCCTAAATATGTGCCAATACTATCTAAAATTCCCATCGTTAACCCCTTTTAGCGGCCCATGCCTAGTGATAAGTAGTCAAATAATCCTGGGGTATACCCAGAAGTCTGAGAGCCAACTGCAGGTGCGCCACCAACTGCTGCAAGTAATGCCTGCAGGCTTTGGTTAGGTGCGCCAGTGAATCCACCGTATTGACCTTTAGCAGCGTTAATAATCTGCTGCTGTAGATTTTGCTGTGCTGCGCCTTGCTGATCCATACGACCTTGAATCTGCTGTCCCATGCCGAAGCCTAGGTTAGACAAGTTGCCAAGCTGCTGACCTGCGTTTAAGCGTTGCTGTGAGCCTGATAGACCTGCATTCTGGTTAGCTAGTCGTGCTTGCATCATTGCTGATTGATTCAACTGTCCTGCCTGATTAAAGGCGTTAGCACCAAATTGACCAGCGTTGTTACGAGCGCCTTGGTTAGCTTGTTGTGCAGCAAGAGCGTTAGACGCTGAAGCCTGTTGAGCCTGCATATTAGCAGACTGATTAGCTAAGTTACCTTGGTTTAAAGCACTAGCACCGAACTGACCTGCTTGGTTGAAAGCGGATTGGTTTGCCTGTTGTGACTGTAAGTCAGTGTTTGCGTTGAACTGACCTGCTTGCATATTCGCTTGCTGGTTAGCTAAAGAAGCCTGCATCCTACGTCCAATGTCCTGACCTGACTGCTCTTGGGCATTCATATAGCCAGCCTGACGTAAGCCAGATGCTGTTTTAGCTGCTTGCTCCATGTACGCTCGGTTAGTCTCAGCTTCTGCAATACCTTGGCGTGAGCCACCAAATGCGTTAGCTGCTCCTGCCTGTGCGCTACCTACGTTCTGAGCCATTAAGCGGTTACGCTCAATATCACCTAGTGCTTGGTCTACAACCTGAGTCTCATACGGGTTAGTGTATGCGCTTAGGTCTGAACCAGCTAGCTGACCTGCTTGAACATTGTCAGCAGATACGGTGCGAACATCACCAATCGTGCTAGCGTCATAGCCTGTGCCTGTTACGTTGTTTGCTGAAATAGGGTCAACACCATCCATAATAGATGGGTTATAGCCTTTCTGGGCAACTAACGCTGGATTAACTTCCATAGGTCTGTAGTTCATCTCACTAGCAGCACCTAAACCTGCCTGCTGAAGTCCTGCGGCTGCTGCCTGATTGACATTAAAGGCTGGCTGTTGAGACATACCATAACCAGTTTCACCGCCTCTTGGAGGTGCTGGTATAGGTAGTGCTGGCCCACCGACAGGGCCAAACGCTGGTGATTCATTGCCATTTCTACGATCAAGCTCTGCTTGCAAGTGTGGCGGTAGAGGCATAGGATCTGCTCTTGGCATACTAGCCGCGTTACGGTCAACACCATCCATCCAATCGCCATCAGTGCCATACTTCTTAGCCATAGCGTTAAGGTGGTTTCTACCAGTAGATGAACCTGTCTGCTCCTGACCAGTAAACGGGTTAGTGTATTTAAGCATGTCCATAGTAGACGCACCAGTGTATTGCTCACTAGCAGGATAATACTGTCTTTGAGGTGTGGCTAGACCGCCCTTACCGTTAAGCCCTATAGGAGCCTGTGGTACTTGACCGTTAGTGCCGTTTGTTGTTCCTGCCATGATCTTATTCCTTACTATGTAATTAGTAGCTTATCTGCCGCCGCCGCCTGAGACACCGCCATAACCGCTCCTTGCTGCAAGAGCCGCTTTCTGACTATATGGCTTAGATTTTACTTTCTTGGTTTTAACACCACCGCCACCGCCTCTGGATACTTTCCTAGCTTTAGCTTTTTTAGCTGCTGCTGCTGCTGCGTCTGCAATAACTTTAGCATCGTAAGCGGCCTTATCATCGGCAATCTTCTTAGCTTTAGCCTTCGCTGCTTTAGCGTCTGCTGCCTGCTTAATTGCTAATGCTGCGGCTGCTTCTTTATCGTCTTTAACCTTCTTGGCTGCTTTCTTTTTGGCGGCTTTAGCATCTGCCTTTTTCTTGGCTACTACCTTAGCTGCAGCTTCATCATCAAGCTGCTTCTGAACTAGGGCAACTGCTTTGGCTTCTGCGTCTTCTGCAATCTTGGCGTCATAGGCTGCTTTATCGTCAGCTATTTTCTTAGCCTTGGCCTTAGCTAGAACTGCATCATTAGCCTGCTTCGCTTTAAGGGCTTTATCTGCAGCGTCTTTAGCGTCTTGAGCTAGTTCATCCTGTAAGCCTGTCTGTAGGTCGTACTCGCTAGTTAACTGATCTGCAAGCAAACCTTTCATAACTGGGTTTTGAGACTCTATTACAGGGTTACTAACAGGGCTACTGACCTGTGGAGCAGCATAAGGAGTAGCTTGAGCGCCTTGGCTCAAATCTTCCTTTGTACCCATCGGAAAGCTGTAGTCTGGAACTTTAGTTGGTGCAGCCGCCTCTTCCACCTGAATAGTAGGAGGGACGGCATTAGTAAAATTGTAGCCACCCGCTGGGCCTGTAGTCGGGTAATTAACTGCAGGCTCAAACTGACCTGCTGGCCCTGTATTTGGAAAGCTAGGGGCTGGCTGGCTATTCTGAAGACTTGTAATATCCCCTTGGCTGGGGCCGAAGTCATACGGGTTAGAAACAGCCGAACCGTCAGAGTGATACCCTAGGGCGTTGTCATTAGATAAGTCACTAACAACAGCATCTGGTGAGCCGCCTGCTAATGGATTCCCTGTGATACCTTCGTAGATCTGACCAAACATGCTTGAGTCTAGTAAGTTACCAGCGATTCCCGCTGCTGCGTCACCATTACTCATTAAGCCGCCTGTAGTGCCGCTACCCATTCCCATGCTAGGTGGTAGTGTATTCGGGTAGTTGACGCCTCCGATGTTAGTTGTATCAGTCATACCTTCGCCAACATAAGCGCCTGTGTCACCGTATCCTGCATATGGGTCATTAGGAATTTGAGGTGTAGTGCCAGCGCCAATGTTAGAAAACATCTGGCTAGTCTGCTCTGGGGTGGCTGTGTAATTGCCGCTAGGACGCGCACCAGTGAATGGGTCAATGAACATATCAGTCATTGCCTTATACTGTGCTGGTCGCTTCTGCTGTAGCTGTGCAAGTGATTCTTCGTATAGAGGGGCGCTAGAGTAGCCTTGAATGCCGCCAGCAAATGACTGAGCTTGTGGCATACCTGCCATAGCGTCAAATCCTTGAGGGGCTAAACCGAATGCGCTAGCCGCATTACCAGTAGATTGCATTGACTGCTGTTGCATGGGTGAGAAAGCAGCTACGTCTGGGCCGTAGTATGGCACGTAGCCAAGCTCGGATACACCACGCGCTTTATTGATGTTCTCAATAGCAGCATTTTCCAACCAAGGTGGAATTTCTGTCTTACTTGTAGTTGAACCGCCCTTAGACATATCTAAAACCTCTTTTCATATAACGTCAGTTGTGACTTCCAACCATCGTCTTTTAATGCTTTAAGCCAACCTTTTCGGCCCGTCATTGTTAAACTTTCACAGCCCTGCTCAATGGCCCATTGTACCACTGATTCGTGCATACCGATAATCTCTTCTAAATCACCACCACCAAGAAATACATGAAGCACCTTCTTGCGTGGGAATACTGTAATCTCTGTCACTAAGCATGAGTCTTTAGCAGGCCATAACTGCATCTTACCAGCTACTATAGCCTCTGCTATGTCCTCGTAATAATGCGTACCACCACCGTATTCTAAGGCTGATTCTATCCACCCCTTACAGCGTTCTAGCTCATTCACCCAACAACCCAAGCAGTAGCATTCCTAAATACAGGGATAACTACAGCACCACCACCCGTTAAGGTAGCACCGAATGTAGGTGAGCTAGCGTCTGTTACATAAGCCCGTTGACCAACTACGCCTGCAGGTAAGCCAGCTACCGTGAATCCAGAGTTAAGCGATATACCAACAAACACACCATCAACAGAAACCACTGGGTACTTGTTGACCTGATTCCATAGCAATACGCCATCTTCGGCTGCTGATTCGCCAGTAACCTTATGACGTAACGCACTGCGCGTCCTAGATAGCCAAGTCGCTGTACGCTGCGCCCACTGTTGCCAGTTAGCATTAATCAGCTTAGGAGGATTGTCTAGTAGGCTCAACGTCTACCCCCAGCCACGACTTCAAGTCTGTTAACACCAACACGCCAATCGTCAGCATTAACACCCTCAATCCGCACCCTGACTTGTCGCCCAGTAAAACGTAAACTGGTAGGGTTAGACATGCTGTAAGGGCCATATGTTCTTTCAGTATCATTGGGATAGAATCGAGTCTTGAATGTAGCGTCAACATCGCCTTGGGTTTTTTCATCAGGTATCATTTTAGTCACGGACATTACATTTTCACCGTCACCAATAGATATTGGGCCTGACTCTGCGAATGGCTCACCACCATCGTAGTTGAATCCGATTTCATGCTCGTATAGTTTGTTGTTTCCAGCAGACGCTATAATAGGCTGACGGTACACGCCAGAGTCTACGCCTGAAGTCCTAGCAATTGTGCCTATAGCCCAAGTGCCATCATTGTAGTTAAATACCACGTAGCGGTCATTCTCGTTAGAGTTGCCAGACGGATAGAACCACCAAATCTCACCAAAGTTAGCGTTAGCTACAGCACATACCTTACTGATTTGGCTTAGGTTAATGTCTGAAAATACATAGTCAGCTACGTCACAATGAACCTCTGTTACCGCACCACCTGAGTAGGTATAGAATGTTCTACTGCCCATCCATATGGCGCCAATGTCCACTACTGCAACTGCTTGTGCTGCTACTATGCCACACGATGTGCCTACCCGCTCAATGCCGTAGACGTATGGTGGGCCTGAATAAGTCGCTACGTGAGCGTCTGTATCAGTTAGGATTAGTGATTGGTTCTGTACCCTAACGCCACATTGAATGCGTCCGCTAGTTTGCAATTCTAGGCTACCTGCTTCGTTAGTTGCTGCAGGCGTCCATGATGTATTGTCTTCACGATCAGACCATTTAACTAAGCGAGGATTACCGCCAGAACCAAGCGCCATTAAGAAGCGTTCTTCTGTCACTAGGATAGATCGGTTGCCTACAGGCGCGTTAGTAACAGGTGCTGCAATCGTACCTGTGGCAAGTTGCCACTCGTAGATCTTACCGTCTGAAGTGGAGCAAGCGACCATATACTGGCCCCATGAATCCATCGCCCACGTAGTAGCTGGCGTGATTGTTGTCGCTTCTTGTCGGGCTATACCATAGTATTCTTGACCGTAGTAAGAGTTACCATAGCCTATAGGGTTAAGCGCACTTTCATTACCAACCGTTAAGCCAGTAGGTGTAATGTCATGCTGAATGCCTGAAGCAGTATACACGTATAGCTTATTGTAGCTGCCAGCCGTAATCCAGCGGTCAGAGCTGTTATCAATCCAAGCGTGTAAGCCACGGATCTTGCCAGCACTCGCTGTATCACTACGTGTACGCCATCCACCAATAGGGCGTAGCGTATTATCATGCCAGCGTACTAGGTTAGAGTCATGCCACCTGCCTGCTGATTGCAAGTCAGTACCGTTACGGTAAACACCTGCTGGTAAATCTAATGAAATAAGTGACATATTCAGTCCCTAGCAAATAGTTTCAAGCTTACTTTGGGACATTACCGTTAAGGTACATCCATATCGTTACGCCTACTGCACCAAGTATCCATAATAGTTTCTTGGTAACTGACTTACCTACAGCTTGATAAAAACGGTCATACGCCTTGTTTGCTGCTAATTCAGCGATTTCGTCTTTTTCTTTCTCTGTTAACTCTCGGTCAGTCATCGTCATACTTCCTAGTTGGCTAACGGGTTATCTAAGGCCCGTTGTAGTTTTTTGTTTAACCTTGCTTCAAGGTCAGACAGTTTCCTTTCTACATCTGTCCGTATTGTATCAGATTTTTGCACATAATCCTTCTGTAACTGATCGCGCTTACTTTCAAAGCGACCTTCAGCAACATCTATGGTAGTTCTAACGTCAGTCTCAATGCCTGAGATGTCATCTTCTACCTTATCGATGATCTTCTCCTGACGGTCAATGTCGTCACGAACAGACTGTTTAAGGTCTTTAATGGTAAGGTATTGCTTCTCAGATGCCTCCTTAATCGAGGTGATTTCATCCTTTAGTAAGTCAATGCCCCTGTCTATAACAGCAAATTTGTTTTCCATGATGGCTATGCGCTTGTCGTAGCCTGATAGGTCAGGTGATACAAATTCATTGATCCTAGCCTCCATACTCAGATAGCGTTGATAGGCTTCAAATCCACCCCACAGCCCTCCAAGAATCGTACCCAGTAATGGCACTATTAAGAGTAACTTACTACCACCTAGCTTGACGCCACCATATTCTATTTCTGCCATATCATTCCCCTAACTGTAGCCGTCTTAAAGCATTCAGCTCAGTCTCCAATTTCATAATCTCTAGGCGCTTCTTGTGCAACTCTAGCAGATATAGCGTATTGCAGTTAATCCGTTCTTCAGGGGCGTTAAGCGGCATGATTATCCTAGCAAAGAAGCCAAGGTCTTTTGATTTGGGCATTGAGCTGGAGCTAGACCATAGGCTTGTAGCGTTGTTTATTATGCCTGTCAGTCCAAATTCTAGGTTAACTGTTCCCCCTATAGCGTTACTGCAGTCCAAATCACCTGTTTTAAACTTGTCTGACTGATAGCTTCCATTACTGCTAGGTAGTTGCAGAGATAGCGAATTAGCTGCAAGTACGGTGGTACTGAGCATCAGTAGTCCCAGAAAAAGCACATATACCGCAAGTAGCCATCTCATTACTTCACCCTTGAGCAGATCTTAGACGATACGGTAGCCCCTGCCTGCATCTGCGAGACAGAGCAAATAAACTCTACAGAACTAAGTGACAGATTACTGACGTAAAC